CCACCGATCGGGCCATGGCCCGGCTGAAAGTGAACTGCGAGCGTATCCTCGCAGAATCCCAGAAGGAAGTCCCGGTGGATATGACCTACGAGATCACCACCGGGAAATCCGGGAAGAAAGGGAAGCGGATGAAAGGAGGTTTCCTGAAGTCAACAGGCACGGTGGAGGACGGAGACGATGGCGAATCGTTCCGGATCGGCTACAACACCCCCTACGCACATCGGCAGCATGAGGACCTGACGTACCGGCATACCCGTCCAGGAGCGAAGGCCAAGTATCTGGAGGACCCCGCCATGCGGATCGCCCCGACCATTGCTTCGGATATCGCCGACGCACTCAAGGGGTTCCTATGACCGCAGAGTCGGACATCGCAGTCTACCTGGTAGCGAAGGGGCGGGGAACCCTGCCAGCTGCAGGCCCGCCGGTTGTCGTGGGCACAATCTTCGTCAACGAGAAGCCCGCTTCCCCGGACGCCGTGATCTGCATCTTCGGATACGCGGGCCAGGCGCCGGAATGGACCAACACCAACAAGTATGACAAACCAAGCGTCCAGGTCCTGGTCCGCGGTGGGAAGAACGCTGCAGGAGCTGCACGGACATTCATCGAAACCCTCTACAAGGACCTGGATGGAGTGACCAACACGACCATCAATGGCACGTACTACCAGCGGATCGAGGCGGCCACCTCCGGCCCCTCCCCGTTGGGAAAAGATGAGCTCGGACGTATGGAATACGTCTGGAATTTCTACACATCAAAAACGAGGTGAAAAACATGGGAGAACAGGCTGAATCAGCGGCAGGCTACCACGTAATCTGGGGAACCAGTTACATCGGGGAGACTGTCGATCCGAAAATGCCGGACGAGACCAGGAACATGGTCGACAACACCACCCACGACGCCCTTGCGGCGAACGGCGGGTATGAAACGAAGAGCAAGGGGACCATCACCCAGAGCGACGGATCGATCAAGATCTACTACATCGGCTCGACCGTCCACAAGGCACTCCGGACGGATTTCCTTGCAGGAACAGAGCGGACCGTCTACTTCATCCGGCCATCCGGGGGTGCACTCGCATTCACGTGCAAGAAATGCACCGCCATCATCTCGAAGATGAGCGAGCCCATCGACAAGAAAGGCAACGTCACCTGGGAACTGGCCATCACCCCGACCTCGGGTCAGACGGATGTCGAGACCGCATCAACCGGCCTGACCACACCGTTCTTCGCGATCGCGGATGACGACACCCCGGGGAACGCAATCACGCCGGTACCCGCAGCGGCTGCCGCAGTGTATGCTTACACTGTGGAACTCTACGCGGACAACTCGACGTTCACGATCACACCGACCGCGACGGCCGGCTCGATCTACGTCAACGGCACGCTTGTCGTGTCCGGTGCCGCATCGAGTGCCATCACCGCACCTGCAGCCGGGAAGAAGATGTACCTCCCGATCGTGGTCTTCGAGGCCAACAAAACCCCGAAACCGTACCTGCTGATCGTCTCGAAGGGACCGACCAACCACCCGTGAGGTGACCCATGACCGACCGATCCGTTCCGATTCAGCTGGACAAACTCCGGCACCTCCGGTTCACGTTCAACGATATCGCTGACATGCAGGCGGTATCCCCCGGGATTTTTGATAAGGACCTTACCGACTTCTCGGTTGTCCGGACCTACCTCTGGGGCGGTCTCAGGCATGAAGACAAGGACCTGCTGCCGTGGCCGGCGGGAGAGAAGAAGATCGGCGAGATTGTCGAGACTCTCCTCGATGAAGAGCGGATCACCGTTGCGGACATTGTCCGGAAATGCAACGAGGCGATGGCCGTATCCATGACCATGTCCTCAATCCGGAAATCGAACGCCGAGAGGAAAAAGACCGAGGGTGAGGCAGGCACCCCCGCAAAAAACTAGCGGGCGAGTGGGTCGCCGCGATCGAGCCGCTCGCGTATGGGATCTGCAGGATGACACCAGACCAGCTCTGGAACAGCACACCTGCAGAGTTCCATGCAGTCCTCGCGGCACGAGTCGAGGACCGGGGCAAGCACGACAAGGACATCCTGGAATGCCTGGACACGATGAATGCAAAACTCTGCGAGATCGTCGTGAAGGCACCCTACATCAAGGACCCGATAGAACGGGACCCCTCGGAGTTCCATGTCATGGAAAAAGAAAGTGAGGAACCGCCCCTGGACATGACCCCGGAAGGTATCCAGGAACGGGCATTTACGAGTTTCCAGAAGGTGAGTGGTTGAAATGGTAGAAGCAGGCAGTATCTGGATTCGGCTCGGCCTCGACCCGAGCGAGCTCCGATTCGGTCTCGATAAGGCCAAATACGGACTCCTCGAGTGGCGGGGACAGGTCAATGAGAACAGCATGGAGATGGCGAAGTGGGGCGCTGCAATCGCCGCAGAAGCAGCCCCGGCAGTCGCCCTCGGTGCAGCCATCTATGACGCCACCACCAAGGCCGGGGCATTCGGAAAAGCCGTAAAGGACAACGCCCGGGACCTCGGCCTGACAACCGATGAGTACCAGCAGTGGAGCCATGCTGTTACCGTCTCCGGTGGGAACAACCAGGCATTCACGGAATCTGTCCGTATGATGACCGTGAGGCTGAAAGAGATTAACGACCCCACGTCAGATGCGGCCAGAATCTTCGGTGAGCTGGGAGTAGCCACCCAGGATTCGAATGGGAACATGAGGAGCACCAACGATATCCTCCTGGACACATTCGCAGCCATCAATCAGTTACCGGAAGGGATGGCCCGCAACCAGGCGCAGATGGCGGTCTTCGGGAAAGGCTTCTCGAATATCTCTGACCTCGCCGGTATGTCGCGGGAACAGATCCAGGCTCTTCTCGACCAGGCGCCGGTCATTGACAGCGACAAGATCGAGAAGATGGACCAGTTCAACACGAAACTCGCCATGGTCAACGAGCAGTGGACCACCATGTATGCCGAGCTCGGGACCGAGTTGATACCAGTCGTTGAAGAACTGATGCCACTCATCAGCGATTATGGGATCCCCGCAGTTGCCGAGCTCGCAACAATTCTCGAGTATGCCGGCCGGGGATTCCATATCATGGGTTCTGAAGCGAAGGCCGCCTATGATGTAATTATCAACCACGACCTTGGTGCCGCGAAGAAAGAGCTCCAGGACCTGGGCACATGGATGCAGGCCACCCAGACTGCCGATGCCCTCAAGGCCGCGGGATATACCGAAGGTGCGTTCTGGGACGGCTCGAAATGGGTGAAACCCACGAAGCCGGGGGGAAAAGCCCCGGAGGCCGTTGACAAGGCAGCAGAACAGGCCGAGAAGGACCGTGTAACCGCGCTTGTCGACGCCTGGAAGGAATACCAGGACGGAATCAAGAAGGTCCAGGACGAGACGAAGAAACTCCAGGACATCAACAAGGACTTCACTCGCGAAATGTCGACCCTGAACCCACGTGACGTGAGTGCAGCCAGGAACTTAATCATCAAGCACAACTATGCAGTCCAGGACCAGCAGGCCGTGTCCATTGCAGCGGTCCAGGGCCTGAGCGCATCGGCCACCGAGTTCAATGCGATCCGGGCGGGGACTCCTCTCGACAAGGTCATGGGGACCAAGGAATATACCGAGGCCCAAGCCAAGAAATCCGGCGACCTCATCATCAACATTGACAGCAAGCAGCTCGCCAGGATCCCGGGAGTAGCGACCACAACCGGGAACATGAATCTGATGCAGCGGGGGATTTCCTGATGGTAGCCTGCACATTCAGCGGAGTGACAGTACATTCGTACCGGATTGAGTCGATAAGCGCCAAGGGAGCCTTTACCTTCGAAGTCACCCTGAACTGCCGGACCGGTACATTCTCGGACATCACCAGCCTGCAGGCCCTGCAGGGACATATCGGGGTTACTACTCTGCTGTCAGGAAAAACCAAGATCCAGACCACCGGGGGGACGAAAGCAACCTTGGTCCTCAACGGTGTGACGTATCTGAACTGCTACATCGCCGATCTCACGTACCGCGAGGTCCCGAACGCCCTGCCGTTCGACCGGTGGGAATACACCATAAAATTCACACAGGAAACCGTATGAAAACAAACGAGATCATCCAGAGACCTCTCCCGGTACCGGGCATGTCCCGGCTTGAACTCCTCCACGAGGATTCCAAGGGAAATGTATTGAGCTACGACTGCGATTACGGCCCTGGCGTGGCTATAAAGGCCGGGATCGGCCAGCAGATAGACGGGGATATTCCACCCCTACCGTTCCTCGGGTCTATCGGGGGCATCCTGATCACCATCCCGACGGTGGGGCATAACAAGTTCGCGCTCGATATCAGCGCCCTCACAGGATGGGAGATGGCCATCGGGATCGGCACAGGCGCAGAGGCCGCAGGAGATACGACGATGTCGAGCGAGATCACCACCTATGGCGGGGCTCGTGCATCCGTGACCCCGACCGTCCTGACCAATGTGGTCACATGGACGAAGCAGTGGACATTCCTAACTGGCGCGAGCTTCGCAGTCGATGAGGCCGGGGTGTTCAAGAATTCCGTCCTGATGATGCGGCACAAATATTCATCCGTGAAGAACGTCGTGGTCAACGACAAGCTGACCTGCACCCTGACGGATACATTCTGAGGAGGAAAAGACAATGGTACTTTCCAAGACGGTAGCAACCGTCCTCTCGAATAAGACTGCTGCGGCAGCCGGGGCCACGACCCTGACAGACTGCACAACTATCGATACGCAGGGAGTGCTCTCCCTCGCGATAGAGGTGAAGGCAACCTATGGGAGCTCGGCCACTCTGGCGGGCACCCTGAAGGTGTTCGCATCCGCAGACGACAGCACCTACGATACCGATCCGGTGGACACGTTCACTCTGCCCTTCACGGCGAACACCGCGAAGTCTCAGACGTTCAATATCCTGCCCGGGGCGCGATATCTCAAGTGTCAGGTCATCAACAATGAGTCTGCGGGCGCTGACAAGGACATGACCGCAGTCTATGTCTACAGTCATCCGCATGTGCTGACGTGATGGAGATCGATCCATCATGGCACTGACAAGGACGACGACCCGAGACGGGCCATACATCATCGAGAAGTTCACCGGAAACGGCACGGCGAGCTATACCCTGAATCGAGTCGGTCGACTGAGGGCGCTGATCGTAGGGGCCGGTGGCGCAGGAGGAGGCCACTATGGTGGCGGAGGTGGTGGCGGAGGCATCAAGGAGATGATCTTCGGCATCACGCGGGACACTCTTGCGATCACCATCGTGGTCGGGGCTGGAGCCACCGATGCGAACAAGCAGCAGGGTGGCACAGGAGGCAACTCCTCCCTCACCGTCAATGGCGCGACGATCACAGCCCTCGGAGGCGGAGGCGGCGGATCACGAGACGCCACAGTCAATGGGGCGAACGGGGGCTGCGGCGGAGGAGGAGGAGGATGCGCGTCCTCTCCCGGCGTAGGAACTCGCGATCAGGGGAGTAACGGAGGGGCGAGTTCAGGAGAACTCGCAGCCGGATCCGCAGGAGGCGGCGGAGGAGGCGCGAATATGGTCGCTCCTGCTGCGGCAACCAACTCTGTCGGAGGAAGAGGGGCAGACGGGAGGCCGAGCAGCATCACCGGCACT